GGGGTTGGGAGTTTCAAATATGGACAGAAAAGACACTACGTGAAATGAAAATACTGAAAGCTCTTAAGCCTCTCAAGCCGCTAAAGCCATACAGAAAACGTAAAAAATAGTTATAAATAGACGTATGGCAAGTTTATTTCAAAAGTTAACTATCGACGCGTTTAGAGCTGGTATCAATCCACGTACAAAGGAGTCACGGGATTGGTTCAGACGTAAGGCACAAGATCTACGTAGGGTAAATCGTAGAAGCTTACTACAAGATGAAGATGTGAAACTCGTAAATAGACAGAACCCGCTTATCGGTTCAATGAACATGTTCTTCTATGACCCTAAGCATAAGGATACACTGCCATACTTTGATAGGTTTCCACTCGTAATCATCGTTGGACCAGCACCAAAGGGTTTTTATGGTCTCAACTTACATTATCTACCACCTATCTTACGTGCTAAGTTGCTTGATGAACTTTTGAATAATTTGAATAATAAAGCATATGATGAGTCTACACGTTTTAATATTAACTATGCTATGTTGAAACGTGCAGCTAACATGAGATACTTCAAGCCATGCTACAAACATTATCTAACGCAGCACGTAAAGAGCAGGATGGCAAGAGTTAGTGCACCTGAATGGGAGATTGCAACGTTCTTGCCAACGGCTGACTTTGAAAAGGGAACGAAAGCACAAGTTTACAGAGATTCAAGGCGGATGATTTAATGGCAACGATTGATCAACTGAAATCATTAGCATCGATCAAACTTGGTTTCGCTCGTAGTAACCAATTCTTGGTGGTGTTACCAGGTCAAATATCTGGTTTCTTAGGTGGACTATTAGGTGGTAACTCGCTCAATTTATTATGTGCGAGTGCTGAACTACCTGGAAAACAGATACTCACATATGATAGACAGATCGGTATGGTAAACGAAAAGATGGCATACGGTTATGCTAATCCCGACGTTTCTATGACTTTCTATGTGATGAACGACTATGGAGTAGTAGAATACTTCGATAGTTGGAGAAGCTTCATTTACAATACGAATACATATGAAGCAAAGTATAAGAACGAGTACGCAGCAACTGTTGAGATTCATCAACTGCGTAAACCGATTATCAATAAAAACGTAAGTCTTGGTCCAATCAACGTAAATATTGGGCTAGGTGGAAATACAGTTTATGGTGTCAAATTGCTCGAAGCATTCCCGACATCAGTAAACACAATTGAATTAAACAATGAACTTGATGGTCTAGTACAAGTTACTGTACAACTCTCATACACTGAGTGGCAACCAAATGCTGGTGGCCAAGGTTGGATACAAGCGAGTACAGGACTAGGTAATATATTCTAGGAGTGATAAATGGCATTACCTAAATTGAATGATTCTCCACAATATGATTTAGTCATACCTTCAACGCAGAAAGAAGTCAGATATCGGCCGTTTCTCGTAAAAGAACAAAAGGTATTGCTTTTAGCTGGAGAGTCGCAAGATAAAAAGTCCGTGTTACGGGCAATCATGGATACAATCGGTTCCTGTGTTGAGAACGTTAATATCAATGAGTTAACAACATACGATGTAGATTATATGTTTACTATGATTCGAACAAAGTCAGTTGGTGAATCATCACAGTTAATGATGTCATGTTCGAACTGTAAAGCTGATAATGAAGTAAGCATTCGATTAGATGATATCAAAGTTGAAGGTACTATACAAGATAATGAGATCAAACTGACCGATGATATTACTGTAAAGATGAAGCATCCAAGCTATGATTACTTTTTACAGAATGCAATTACTGATGATACA